GAAACAGATGACACAATCAAATGAGATGGTAAACCATCCAAATCACTATGGAGGTGAGGATAACACATACGAAGTAATAAAAGTATGTGAGGCTTGGGAATTAGATAAAGACGCTTATCTCTTCAACGTAGTTAAGTATGTTGCAAGAGCAGGCAAGAAAGACCAAGCAAAAGAATTGGAAGACCTTAAGAAGGCGTCTTTCTATTTAAACCGTAAAATTAAAAACTTAGAAAAATGATTTATTGGTTAACAGGACAACCTGGTTCAGGTAAAACTACATTAGCGAAAGCAATCATTAAAGAAAGATTCTTCCGAGATTGGTTTCACATTGATGGTGATGATATTAGAGAGTTATTTGACAATAAAGACTATTCAAAAGAAGGTAGAATGAAGAACGTATTATTGACACAACAACTAGCTCAATACCTCCACTATAAGGGTAAAGATGTGATAGTGTCTTTAGTGTCACCATATAAAGAACAGAGAGAGTTATTTAAAGAAAAAATGGGTGATATGTTAAAGGAAGTTTATGTCCATACCTCTGAAGTTAGAGGTAGAGAAAACTTCTTTGTTGGAGACTACGAACAACCTACAGAAAACTATACAGACATTTGCACTGATAATATTTTGGTAGACGAATGTGTTGAAATAATCTTTAAAAAAATTATCTAATGAAAAAAATACATGTTGAGGGCGACCCAAAATTAAAAAATACGGGGGGTAAACAATATTCAATGTTTGTAGGTAGATTCCAACCATTTCATGATGGACATAGATGGGTTCTTGATGAAATGTTGAATGAAGGTAAGAATGTTCTTATTTGTATCAGAGACATTGAACCTGATACAAATAACCCATTCACTGCTAAAGAAGTTGAGAATAATCTTAATGGACAACTTCTTGATTTAATTATGGAAGGTAGAGTTAAAGTAATGGTAATCCCAAACATTGAATCTGTAAACTTCGGAAGAGGAGTTGGATACGATATCATAGAATATTTACCACCACAAGAGGTGAGTGATATCTCAGCCACTAAAATAAGAGAACAATTAAAACAAGAAAGTAAATTATAATGTTAGAAACAAATAGAATTATTCAAGGAGACTGTGTTGTTGAGATGGGAAAACTCCCTGAGGCTACGGTTGACTTAATGGTTACATCACCACCATATAACGTGGGAATAGATTACGATAGTCATAACGACAGAATGTTTATGGAGGATTATTGGGGATGGACCGAACAATGGCTAACACAAGCTTATCGTTTATTAAAAGATGATGGTAGAGTCGCTATAAACGTACCTTATGAAGTAAATGTACAAGACAGAGGTGGTAGGGTTTTATTTATGGCTGAGTTTTGGAATGTTATGAAAAAAGTTGGGTTTCAATTCTACGGACTTGTTGACCTTGACGAAAACTCGCCACATAGAAGTAAGACTACGGCTTGGGGTTCATGGATGTCACCAAGTAGTCCTTATATATATAATCCTAAAGAGTGTGTTGTTTTAGCATACAAAAAAGACAGGATTAAAAAAGTTAAAGGTGAACCACAATGGAAAGGAGAGTTGGTTGACTTGGAACAAGAAGATGGTACTATAAAACAAAAAATGATGTATCAAGACGAAGATAAAAAAGAATTTATGAGTCTTGTATATGGACAATGGGAATATTTTGCTGACACCAAACAACAAACTAAAGCAACATTCTCAATGGATATTCCAATGAAGGCGATTAAGATACTAACCTATAGAAACGATGTGGTACTTGACCCATTTGCAGGTAGTGGGACTAGTTTGGTTGCTGCGGAAATTAGTGGTAGACGATGGATTGGGATTGAATTAAGTGAGAGCTATACTAAAGTGGCTAAAGAAAGAGTTCAACACTTTATAGATAAGAATCGACAAATAGAATTAGGTTTATAATAAAAAGGTCCTTGAGACCTTTTTTTTGTTTATACGAGTATTTATTAAGAAAAGTACAAATGGTTCAAATCATAATCACAGAAGAACAATTAAAATTAATTAAAGAAAACCTTAGGATTGATAAAAACTATAAGGGTCAATTTAGTGAAAGTAATATTGATTCCTCAAATACAAGTACTTCAATAGAAATAGACCCATTTGCTAAATTTTTAAGAGGATTGTTTACAGGACAATTAAACCAAATGTCTGAAGTGTAAAAAAATAACTATGAAAGAAGAATTAATTTTAAAACTAATACAAATACAAACTCAGTTTAAATTTATGCATTGGCAAACAATGGGCGATGCTAAACATAGAGCTTATGGTGAAATATACGACACTTTAGGAGACCTTATTGATAGTTTTGTAGAATCAATGATGGGTAAATATGGTAGACCAGAATTTGAGTCGGAATTTTCAATAATGTTTCAAGATTTAAAATCATTAAGTGTTCAAAACTTTATAGATGGAATTACTGAATTTTTAGTGTCAATGACTGAACAGTTAGATACTAAATATGATACTGATTTATTAAATCTAAGAGATGAAATGTTGGCTTCGGTTAACAAATTAAAATACTTACTTACGTTAAAATCATAATAATGGTAAAAAACTTAGTTAATTGATGAAAAGAATAATATCGGAAACAGGGCTTAGAAACATTAATGCTCTAAAAAAAAGGTATCAAAAAGCTGAGATTTATTTTCATCAAGATTTGGATGGTGTAACAACCGCAATTGCGATGAAAAAATACCTTGAAGATAATGGTATTAATGTCATAGGCACTCACATTATTCAATACGGTGATAAAGAATTCTCTGTTAAAAAAAATGACGCTCAAGGAGATGTAATGCCAGTTCTTGTTGATTTTGCTCACGGTAAACCGATGTTTGTAATTCATACTGACCACCACGATAAGCAAGTTGGTGTTGAAAAGGGAACCTCAAAACAGTTTAGAGGGGCTCGTTCAAATGTCGAAACAATCTCACAAGTTGTATCTCCAACCGATTTATTTCCTTCGGCCGATATATTATTAATTAATACTGTAGATTCTGCGGATTATGCAAAGTTTAATGTAACACCACAGGAAGTGGTTAATTATGTTTACAGGATAGATAAAGATTCTTCACTCCAAAGAAATAAAATGTTATTAGGATTAGTAATTAACAAATTACTTTTAGCGTTTAAAAACAAACCAGGATTCTTAGAGTCTTTGGTTATGGATTCTGAACCATCTTTAATGTCGATATTAAATAACATTAAAGATTGGATGACAAGAACAAACGCAGCAAAACCTGAAGACTTACAAAAAAATGCACAAGATTATGCGGACAAAATGAAGGGCTACCCAACTGTATCTGATAACATTATTTTTCAGTACGGTGGGGGGAGTATGTTTAAACCTGGGTCTTACGACCGATATACACCATTTAGAAATAATCCTGAGGCAGACTTTCTCATCATGGCGTGGCCGATGGGACTTGTTCAAGCTTCTTGTAATCCATTTAAGAAAGAAAGAGAACTTAAAGGTGTTAATCTTGGGGAAATTGCTCAAGAAGTACTTGCCAAATGGGAAGACCAACTAAAGGAGAAAAAGATACCGTTATCGACTATGAAGTGGGTTAGCGAAACGAGCGCAGGACCTGAAAGTGTTGGGTTCACTTTTAAAGATTTTGACGCTCTTTACGGTGGTAAATTCATGTTCATGGACGGAGGAGAAGAGATGTTAAATAAGATTGAAGAAATGATGGAAAAACCATTCAGTGATTTGTCTGAAGAAGAAATTTCATTGATGGATAAAATTGGAATCAATGCTTGGGACCTTATTCAATCTAACTCAGGTGGGCATAAATGTATTACCAATATTTCAGGACTTAATTATTTAGGTAGAGGTAAAAGACCACCACAAGGAGGTATTAGATATGATTCTGAGAGAGATGATTCGCCATCAGTTAAGTTTACCAAGATGATTGCAAACCAATTTCAAAAAGTATTAAAGGAAAAAATTGCGGAGTCTAAAAATTCAACAGAAGATTAAGATAGGTCATAAGTAATACTATCGCCAGCTTCAATATTAAGGATTTCACAAGAACCACCCTCAATCTCTAACACAATATTACCGTTCCCACAATAAGAAGGACAATCAAATTCGTCATTACACGGAGGACAATTGTGATGTATATTAACAATCACGTTGTTCTTTATAATAATTATGTCTAACGGTATTAGACAATTTTTCATCCAAAAACATTGTTTATCTCCACCCATTAAAAACAACAAACCATTAAAGTCGTTGTCAAAGGTTTTACCCATCATCCCAATTGATTGAGACTCCCTATCAACTAATGTTTTAACATTAAAAGTATTGTCATTAATTTTTACCTTCATAATTAATAAATACTTTAGAAAACATAATAGTATTTGAATTTTTATCGTATATTTGTATTCACAAAACAAAAAAGGGGTGAAAACTTGACAAAAGTGTAATTTTTATTATACTTTGAAAACATTGGATATATTTATATGTTCATGTCCGAAAGGACAAACACCTCCAAAATTCACAATAAAAAAGATTTGATAGAATGAGAATTTTTTCCTATCTTTGTGAAACAAATCCCATAAGAAAGTTTTCGAGAGAATTCAAACCTTATGGGGTTTTTTAACTAAGTTCTTTAACATTAAAATATATCGCGAGGAGGTTGTTGGTTACCCACCGGTCTCATAAGCCAGGTCCACGGCAGTTCAATTCTGTCCCTCGCAACTAAAATCCACCAAAATGGTGTCTGATACTGACAGCTCTTTAGGGGTGATGGGTGTGAAAGCAGACTGAAAAGGGTACAACCCAAACCCATAGTGATGGATTTAAAAAAAAAGATTTGACTAATTAAAATATTAGTTGTATCTTTGTAAACCAAACGGGTAACACCGAGAGGTTTTTTAACAATCACCGAAAACAAATCTCACTATCGGTATAAAATAGAGTAAGATTGTTAAAAAAAAACTTCACAAAAATTTGATAGTATCAAAACTTTCATCTACCTTTGTGAAACAAATGAGAAGGGTTGACCTGATTAATCTTCGGATAAGTTAAGGTTGTGAAATTCCAAGTTCTTATTTCAAAACTGTGTTTGTTCACAACGGTTTGAAATTAAAAGGTGAACATGATTGTCGGGGATAACAATCGTAACATCAACCCCCTTTAGTGAAAGCGTTCTTTGAATTAAAATATTTTTTCTATAAGAGAACCGTGAGTTGAACCTTCGGGGAATACGAGCAAACGTCATACTTATAGAAAGAAATTGGGCGGTCTATAGTCCATGAAATAAACTGTGAAAGCAGTATAAAGTGACTCATCTTGATTGAAGTGGGTTGCGGTTTCCGAAAGGGAGCTCGAGTAGACAAGCGGGATATTATCAAACCTTTAGTATCGAGGGTAACACTGTAGAGAAAGTGGTTTGGTAACCAAGCGATGTGGGTCGTTTGGTTGAGGGGGGAACTCCAATAAGAATAACTCGTAGAACTGTTGTGAGACATATGGTTATCCGACCATACTATTGCGGAGTTCAATATAAAAGTAGACTTAAAACCGAAAGGTAAGAGTTCGTACAGGTGGTGCTGTTGTTCTCCTTACTCTTGACCTACCAAGGTAGGAGTTATGAAGTAGACTTAAAATATGGAGGTCGGGAGACTTCAAGGTGTAGTTCAGTATTGTCTCGTTCAAAAGATGGGACAGCTGGTTTGACGGACCGCTACATCTATCATCCACAAATCAAACTTTTACTTTCATGTGAAAACTAAAAATCTAAAAGGAAAAGTGTTCGTCAGTCGTGATAGACAGGTCACTACTTAGTCATGAGTTGTTCATGGCCGTAAAGGGTCCCAAGCCCGATACGATTGTTTTGAAAGTTCTCTAGTCCCGCAAGGATTAATTGGGGTGGCAACCTCGAAGAGTGATAAGTAAGAATAGAGTATATTACGACTTAAGGATTGGTTAATCTAATTGACCGTGACTGAGAGGTACTTCTCAAAAGGAAGTGGAAATCGGAGGAACACAAATAATCTCCTGTAAAGTCTCTCATTGAAAGGTGTATTCTCAACCTGAATGCCACTAAACCCTAATTGTTTTTACAGTTAGGGTTTTTTTTATTTGTATATATAATTTGAATTTACTATCTTTGTAATCACAAAACGATAAAGATATGAACATACCTCAGCACAACATCAAGATTCAACACGAGACCTTCGGAGTATTGTTAAGCGAAAACTTCGTCAACTCAACTCAATTCAAATTGTTTTTGAAGATGGTTCAGGGTTGTATTGAACTCAAGAACGACTTAACGTTTTTCAACGGTACTGATTTCTTTATCCACGTACCACACAAACATTTGGTTAGTTCAATGATTACTACTAATGTTAATACATATACATTAGCTGAACACCTTATTAATAAATCTAAAATGGAGGCGTTAGAAACAAAATGATAACCATTCAAAATATTATAGAATTTTCTAAAGAACACCCTTCACTTAGAAATGGTAGGGTTACACGAATTGGAAACAATAACGTAGAATTTTCTATTGTTGGAGGTACTAGCGGGTTATACGGTGATTTTATTAATAATTTTGAGGTGGCAATTTTTGATAAAGAAAATAATGAGTTTATCACAAAATTCTTTTACCCTGATATATTAGATGATGTAATTGCTTATATGTCAAAGGAAGATTTGGAAGTCTTAATTAATAAGGTATTGAGAAGTAATGATTTCCAAGTTAGATAAAACTTGGTGGTGGAACCTGTACAAACCAGTACGGCCCTAAAGGAGAGACTTCGGTCTCTCTTTTTTATTGTTCCCACCATATAAAGAATCCGCAATTATCGTAAATATACTTATTACAGTCTTCTTTAAATTCCTCAAGCATATTTTCAAACTCACCCCACTCACCCATACCAATATCTTCATATATTTCATCTATTGTTCTATAAACTTCATTACCCTCATCGTCTTGATGAAGAACATTTGAGTCACCCCAACTCCATCTGGCAATTACTGAAGTGATGTCATTCTCCAAGTCAATATGGGGATTGTGGAATATAAAGTAAACGTATTCGTCATTACTAATATTAATTCTAACACCTTTTTCACTGCTAAGTTTCTTTATTGTTTTTGACACAAAATCGTCAGATTGTTCTTCACCTATTTCACCAACTAATTCTGTTAAGAAATTATCTAAATTATAACCAATCATTTTGGCGATGGTTGCGGTATCAGGATTCGGATATCCAACCTTATTCAATACCTTTAAAAATCTATTTAACTCACTCATACTATAACATATAAAAATAAGGTTCGATATCGTCTGAATCGTTGAATATCCTCATCGGTTTGGTTAATTTAAGGGTTGGTTCGTCAGAATAGAAGGTACAATAAATCTCATTAATCTCCACCTCACTTCTAAATTCTTCGTGTAAATCATACGTGTAATACAATACAATATATTCGTCCCGTAGTCTATCGAAATCGTATTCAGACATTGCAGGTTTATCGGTATTCATATTAAGTTCACACGAATCTTTTATTTGTTGGTTCCAAGTGGCGATTAAGGAAAAATCATATACTAATTCATCGGAACTTACTTCTCCTTCACCATAACAATCATGGCATTCTTCTTTTCCATCTCCATCACAACTAGTACACTTAAACTCTCCATCACCATCACATTCGGGGCAAGTCGTGTAATCACCATCACATTCTTCACAACCTTCACCATCACATTCTTCACAAGGTATTACCCCAGAACCATCACATTTCTCGCAACTGACGTGGCCTCCTCCTCTACAATCTCTACAACTAACCTCCCCAGAACCATCACAAGATGAACATGTTGTATTAAATTCTTTACCTTCCGTTGTAAACAAGTTCGCGAAACCTAATGAATTAATCATTTTATCTCCAAGATTAAACCCTTTACCTTGATTATACGAATAAATATATATTATTAACTTGACAATATTATCAGGACCCAAATAGTTGAAGTAGTCGCTTTGTTTTTGCATTACAGGAATTAAAAAGTCATAAACTTCTTGAGGTGTGTCTGACTTAGGTATTAATTCTGATAAATTTGCCGCTAATTTTTTTATTTTTTCATTCATATTATTCAGGTTCTGGTGATACTGTAAATATCATGGTAACTATGTGTTCACTGTCTGCAACAAATTTCATATCAATAATTAGACCTGCATCTGCTGCGAAATTATTATCCGAGCCTGAAATTATTTTACCTTTAGGCGATAGTATGTATTTAGTGATGGAGTCACGTAATTTATTTACCATATTCTTAATATCCCTACAAAAAAAATCGGCGTCAATATCAATCGCACCCAAATAATCAAACTTAATGTTAATCTCATACCTTTCAATCGATTCTTTATTGTTTACATAATCAATATGTAAATAGAACTCCATAACATTAAAATATGTTGCTAAATCAGAGGAGATGAGATATTTAAGTTTTTCCGATAAAATTTCTTCATTAATCATATTAATAAATACCTTTATTTTCGTATTTCGGTTAGTTATTATATATGATATAAATTTAAGAACATGACTATTAAAGTAACATTAACTGAAGAAGAAATCCTTAGTACCCCAAATGATTCTGAGTTGGGTGAGTTAGTTAGAAATAAATTTTGGCAAGCCAGGAGGGACCAAGAAGGACCTCAATACGATGATGAACACTTCGGACTCACCATAGGTGAAGACGGTCTTGTAACGTCTGTAAATCGTCCTGACGAGTACGATACTTGTGTTATGTGTGGTAAGAAAACACCGTATCTTAGAAGTACTCATATTGATTTAAGATTTAATTATATTCAAGGTATGGGTCAAATTTGCGTTGACGAATCAACCTGTGGAAAATAATTTAATTTATGTGGATATGAAAAATAAATTTGGTGGGTAATGTATTATTCCTTATATTTGTTTAACCAAAAACAAGAAAGATATGACAACCAACACCAACACCCTAATCAAAGTAACAGAAGGAACATTAGCAGGAGACGTATTCTACGGTTCTTTTGACACCACAGTAAAGAACAAGAGAGTCTCTGTAATGGTTTCCAACCACATCAAAGATGTAAACAAAGAGTACGAGTTCCGTATCGCAAACAAATGTCAGGCGGGATTCATTAACATCCACGACAGTAAAGGTACAGCATCTGAGATGATGAGAGGATGGACCAAAAACTCTTTGGTTAACATCCAAGTAAAGAATGAGTTCGGTCACTGGATGAACGTATACACAACCAAAGGTGGTAAGTGGTACTCAATCGACAAAGGTTTCTTAGAAGTAATGACTGTAGGAACCATGAGACAATCGTTCTCTGACATGTGTGACATGGAATTATGGGGTCGATTCGGAGCCAAAACTTGGGCTGACAAAGCTTTCACTCAAAACTAATAAAAAATAAATCCCCTCATGGGGATTTTTTTAATAATATATTTAATTTGGGTTGACAATTAAAAGATAAGACAATGTTTGAGAATAAGATATTTTGGAAAGACACCTTTGATGGTGAGAAAGCTCAAGGAGGTATCTTCTACAGAGCGGTAGACTTGAAGAAGTTTATGGAATTGGTGGAGGCCAATGAGAATGGAAACGGTGGCGAGATTGTTGGGATTCGTTTTGAAGATAATAATGTAGAATTTATTGTGAAGAAATAGTTTTGTAATATCGTAGGTATTCACTATATTTGTATTCACAAAAACAATAAGACATATGACTCCTACAATCTCCACAATCGAAAAAGTACGTAACTATCAAGGTCAAAATTCTTTCGTCATCAAGATGAAAGATACCATATCAAAATACGGAGGTCTAACTCCTAAACAGTTAGCCGCTGTTGAAAAATGTCTTAACGCGGTTGCAACCGTTAAAACTGAAGAAATGACTGAAGACATGAAACGCATCGTTGAGTACAAAGGTGAGAACACGTTCGTTAAGGACATCGCATCTAAGTTCCAAAAGTATGGTACCTTAACTGAGAAACAAAAGTCAGCCGCTTTGTCTCAGATTCAAAAAGAGGAAGACAAAGAGAAGACCATCCGTATGAACTGGCCGACTCCAGGTGAGACAATCGTAATCGGTCGTAAGATTGGTCAACAGTTGAAAGAGACTTATGGATTGGAGTTCAACCCTACATTGATTGACATCACTCGTTTGTTAGGTGTTAGTCCTAAAGCGGTAAGATTCGCGGGTAAAATGACCATCAAACGTGGTAAAATCTGTACCTCTTGTATGAGAGACTTGACAGATGAGTTCTCAATGTTAACAGGAATGGGTAAGATATGTGCGGGACACTTGAAAATCCCTTACATCAAAGATGCGTCTGAGACAGCTCGTTTCCGTGAGGACTACTTGAAGAGAGTTGAGGAGATTGGGGAGATGGAGTTTTGGATTCCAAAAAACCAAATCAAAAAGTGGACAGGAATGACCGAAGCTATCATGAGAACCATGTAGAACATAAACCTCAACGAAAGTTGGGGTTTTTTTATTCTTAAGGTATTTATGAATATGGAATATATTATCTCAGAGTCGCAACTTAAAAAAATACTTGAGCAGTCTAATGCACCATCTATGGCCATTATTACTAAGTTATTTAAAATGTTAAATAACGAAAAGAAAAAACACAAAACAAGAGCCGCTCTTATTGAGGTAATTAAAGGTTATTTACCTTATTTAAGTATTCCTGAACAATATTCATTATATCTCTTAGAATTATATCTTTTAAACTATAGAAAAGACGGTGATTATTCTAATTTAACTAAAGATAATTTTGTCGACCCAAGAAAAATGAAAGGTAAAGGGACTTCAAACCCTAAAGCTAGTCAATACACAATAGCTCAATTACCATTTAAAGGTTCAAACTTAGAAGGGTATTGGAGTGAAGACAGAAATGGAAAACCATATTATAAGGTTGTTTCCTATGGATGGTACCCAATTTACATTTATAAGGATGATAAATGGTATGAGGCCACTGAAAAATACTCATCTTCAACATCGAAACAAATGGGTAACGCAGACCCTGTATCATGGAATGACTATTTGGACAATGAAGTTTATACATTAACTAATGATGAAATGAGAATGTTGGAACAAGGGAAAAGTCATGAAGAAATAATGCAAGCCAAACTAAAAAAATTAAAAAACGTTGAATCTGAACTTTCGAAAAGAAAAAAAACATCTAAGACTTGGGGTTATGGCACGCCTCAAGTGAATATTAAATTCAAAGTTAAATCCATTGATATTGAAGACGATAAGGCAATTGTTACCGTTGACATTTATGATGTTTTAAAAAGAGAAGGTGGTATAGAAGTTCCGACAACTCAAAATTATTTAAAAGGTGAAATTCCAAACATTACTCCAAAAATTATTGAAGATAATATTAAGTCCAAACTTAAAGGTGAATTAAAAGACTACATTGGAACTCGTTTTAGATATACGGGTGAAGACTCTCCAAATACACAAGTAGAATTTAAATTTAACCATCTAAAAAAATAATGAAATACATAGGGTGGTGGAAGTTTATACCAATCAATTAAAATTTCTTAAAATCGTGATATATATGTATTAAAACACATATTTTTAATGGAAAAATTTAATCCTTATCATCAACACTTATTAGTTAAATGTTGGGTCACAAATCCTCCAAAGAAAGAGGAATTATTAAATAAATGGTTTACGTATTTGGTTGAGACGGTAGGGATGAAAGTTGTTGCTGGTCCAACTAGCGTTTATGTGTCAGACCCTGGTAATGAAGGACTGACGGGAACAGTTACACTCGCAACGTCACACGCATCAATCCACATTTGGGACAACGCAGAACCACCTATGGTTCAGTTTGATATCTACAGTTGTAAGGAGTTTACTCTTGAACAGGTAATGAAATGTTTTAACCCTTGGGGACTTATCAAAGCAGAATGGGTAATGATTGACCGAAACAGCACACCAACAATAACCTCACAAGGAAATTGGAACTAAGTTATAAACCTCAACGAAAGTTGGGGTTTTTTTATTAAACTATTTTTACTATCTTTGTAATATGGGAAGATTAACTCAACACATGTTAGAAGAAAAAATGATTGATGAAATCATACAGGAATTTAATTTCGAACGATGTTATCTTGCGATGAATACTCTTAATTGGGAATGGTTTAGTACGGGGGTTCCAACTGTTGAAATGTTAAAAGATGCCGCAATAGACAGACTCCATTCTGCGATGGAAGGAGTTAAAGATAAAGAGAATAAACTTTCTGCGAATGAGCATTACTCCGCTTCAAGTGGAGGACTTAAAGGAACTGCATGGAAGAACCGTTACGGTCATGTAACAGGGATAAAGTTAGAGTTCGTTCTTGAAGAATGGGACTCAGATGGAGATTATTAAATTAAACTTTTAGACATTTACTCGTTCATTATTTCTATCCCTGATATTTATTCGTAATGAAAGTATGTTTAAAAAAATTGGGTGAGTTTCCAAAGAAGAATGAAGTTCTTGTTATTAAGAAGTTTCTTCAGTTTTTACAATCCCAATCACCATTAAATCAAGAAGTTCGTATTACGTTCACTGACTCCCGTGAGATTCCAATGACCACAGGTGTTAGAATGCCTGATAATGAAATTGTGGTATTGGCCAAAGGAAGATTATTAATTGATATATTAAGAACCGTATCACATGAATGGGTTCACGAATTCCAATACCAAAAAATGGGAGTTAGAGATGATGTTAAGATTCAAGATATTGGAGGTCCTGAAGAAAATATGTGTAATGTATTATCAGGGATATTCATCAAGAAGTTTGAAAAGAAATACCCTGAGTTTAGTGAAGTTACTTACGGAGAGACCGTCAATGAAGAAGTAATATCTGAAATATCTCCTGAATCAACAGGGATTAATAAATTTTTGGAATTTATGAGAAACAACCCTGAATATATCGTAAAAATGGGTTTTAGAAACCACGACAGATTAGAGGATTATGTTTATACTGGTACTTACGAAGAATTCTCCGAATTATTAAACGAATTAAATGAGTTGATTAAAAATAAAAGCGATTATATCGATGGTGAAATGGATGAAATCGAGAGAGCAGTCCAAGACTTAAGTAGAGATGGTGACCTTGAAACGACAGTTCAGGATGTTACATCCGCATTTAATAAAGCCAAAGAGATTGACTTAACTAAAGATATTTGGTCCAAACTTGAAAACACAGAATCTACTCAAGTTAAGAAGGGGGAAATGAAAAAAGTTGTTGAAATTGCAAAAAAATACAATAAGACATCACCTCACATATTAAAGAAATCCTTAATTAAAGGAGACTACGGTCGTCCTATGATATTAAAGTTTGGTAATAGATATCATTTGGTTGCTGGTAACACAAGACTTTGTACTGCTGCGGCGTTAGGGATGACACCTAAAGTATTACTTGCTGAGGTTTAACAATTACTTTTAACTCTGTGAATTGAGGTGATAACATCAAACATGTTGTATATACTTTCCCACGTTGAATCTACTAGTTCATCTGAATCATCTTGTGTATGAGGTTCTTTTTGGTTCACCCAAATTCTAATCATATAATCACCTGACTTCTCAAGTCGATATACTTTTGCGTCACAAATAAGGTTTGATTCAGGAACAACAACATCATCTAAGTACCTTTGAATTAATTTAACCATAGAACCATCTTCAAATGAAGTCTCTGATTCCACAATTCTACTAAACTGTTTTTCTGTTACAATATATGATTTCATTAGTAATTTTATATTTATAAATATATCTAATATATTTTAACCCTACATTCTTCATCTTCTAAAACAATTTTATTAATTGCATCATCTCTCATCATTACCCGTGATAATACGGTACCATTATCACTTAAGATGTTTACAATCCAAAGACCTAGTCGGTGTTCAGATATTTCGATTAATTCGCCTGTATACATTCCAAGTTCCATTATACGTAATCGAACACAACTATCACAATTCTCACATTGTTCGGGTGGAGGTACATCTTTTATTTTAAAAGTTTTACCGACTAAAGAATCGTCAATTAACATAGTAATGGTTTTTTATAAATATTTATTAATTATGAGTAAAGAAAATAGAATAGACGGAATATATATTCCGTTAAAGATTGGAGACACTATCTACACAGGAAGATTCAAAAATAAGAAAACAACTGTAAAAACAATAGGTAAAGATGAATATGGTATGCCTACCATTAATGGTAAACGAGTGGCGACATTTAGAATTATTTCAAAAGAAAAATAATTACCACTCAAAAGATGTGTTTGTATTTGTTGATTCATAGTTCAAGATGAACGGCATTCCTGTTGATTTACGTATTATTTTTTCCAAATCGTAAGTTAAGTCATCTGCATCAAAATCACCTCGTCTTATTGAAGAATAATATACCATGATTTTTACACTCATATATTTCTCTTCTGTTTCTCTATTACTATGTTTTATAGTAACCCAATCTGCCTCTGTAACCTTAACTTTCTCAAGTTCTTCGATTTGTCTACAAGTTCCTGCGCCAACATCTCCTCTATAATCATCAGCACCATTATCGCAATCTTTACGAATATAATCCATTCTATCATCAATAAGTTCTTGAAAAAGTTGGATACGCTTTTGTGATTCTACTACAAGATTATATTGTGATTCTGTTAGGATATATTTCATATGATATAAATACTACAAATTAATATGTTATGAATCAAACTCTTGGACGGATAAAAAGAATTTGTTAGGGAATTTTTCTCTAAAGTATCTAGCAAACATTAATTTAAGTGTGGTGTGAGATATCGGAAGGTAGTTCATGAAAGTCCAATAGAAGTCTCTGTCAACAAGAAACGTATAATCATTATATCTTATAACATCATTATCGGAATTACTCCAAGCAACATCATCTTCATGAGTTGACCAATAAGGGGATTCATTATATGTTAATTCTGAAAACTTACCATCCACTATTTTTTTGAATAGTTTATAAAACTTTATCGCATTTTCTTTTGAAATCTCTTCAGTTTGTTCATTCAAGAGTTTACTGTATTGTGATTCGGTTACCATATAAGTTTTCTTTGATTCTTTCAGACCTTTCATACATCTTTCTTTGTATACATTTACAAGATGTTTTCCAAATAAATCTACAAGATTAATATAGAACACATCTTTATCTTTAAATGATACTTGAAGGTCTTCAAGATAGTTGTGGGCCAAAATATCACAGGCTTCGGCAACGAAATCACCAATATCATTAAATTCGCATGGATTTAGTTCATAATCAACAAGATTATCAATATCTTCTTTCATATGTTCAAAAGACAATCTTCTACGAAGATATGTTGAAATAGATTCATTAATATTCTCATCAACTTCATCAATTAACATTGATTCATAAGGAATACCAAGTTCATTCAAACTCCACAATATTTGATTATACTTTCCATCATATAAATTCTTTGAAAAGTCTTCGCCCTCCCAATGTTTTGGGGGTGCGAAACGTGTTACTGCGGTGTGAACCCAACTATCAGGGCTTGAATGTTTTAAATTATAAAGGGTTATGAGGTGAGTATGTTTAGATTTAAGAAACTTCTTATAGTTTTTAGAAGTGGGTTTACCATCAATTGATGGTGTGATAAAGATTGCTCCTGCATCAATTAATTTATTAACATCAAATGGTAATCTTTCAGGTATTGTATTTCTACCTTTTTTATAATTGTAAACGACAGATTCGTTCATTTCTTTGCTTTCGTTATATTTACGAGCGGTGGAACCAACATAAACATCAAGTCCTGTGTATTTTTTAATCTCTTCTTTAAGACCTGACCTCATTCTATTTGCAACAAATCCTGGCTTTGTGATTTCCTTGTTTATCCAATCTAAATCTAATACAATATAAACTGCGATTCTATCTTCCTCATATTCGGAACCTTCTTCAGAGTCAACAAAAAAACTACAAACACCTTCCATGGTGTAGTCCTTAAGGAACGATTCTAATATCTTTACGGTCTTTTCGTGTTGGTTCATATGTAATAAATACTACTCAACAGAAATAACTTTCAACTTATATCCTTTTAAGAACCAATAATTAATCACGGTCACGAATACTTGTTCAATATAACCTTTACCGAACTTCTTATTAAGAGTTTCTTTCACCTCATCACTAACATACATCGTTCCCGTCTTAATATCAAACAGGAAGAATTCATTTGTCCAAGTCTGTTCTACCTTATCGTAATAAAGGTATGGGAAACTAAAATTATCATCAATAAACTTAACTACTAACTTTTCTATACTTGTCATATTAATCAAATATACGATATTTATTAATGTGAGACAACTAATTAGAAAGATACTTAAAGAACAAACAGGCCAAGACAATCGTCCTAATAAGATTATGAAAATGATTGACGACATCGGACTATACAATACCGTTAAAATGGTCGGGGGTTATGAAAGTTTATTAAATTATATTAACCCTGAAGATATTACTGAATCGGATAAGATTAAATTTATTCGAGATGTTGTGACATCAAAAGGACCTGAGATAAGTGGAAGAAATAATATATCTACATTTGATTTAGGAATTAAACCTATTTGGTATGATGAATACAAAAATAGGATTAGAGTTATTACTACCATGTATGGAAACGGTGCGAAGCTTAATGTATATATAAATGAAACATATGATGATAGTGGAAATATGTTATATACCCATATGCCTGAAGATGTGATAGACAGAGTCTTTAAAGTAATGACAAACGTATTGGACGACAAAAAAGAGGAAATGACCGAAGAAATGATTGAATCCGACCCCAAAGTAGGAACAGGGAAAAAACCTAAGGACTCTGACCGAAGGTTGTATACAGATGAAAACCCAAATGATACGGTATCTGTAAAGTTCAGAACCAAACAAGATATCATTGATACCTTGAGTAAAGATAGTTTTAAATCTAAACCACACGCCAGACAATCTCAAATTATTAATTTAATACATCAAAGATTGAGAGTTGCTTTAGAAAGGGCAAAAGACCCTGAAGTTAAAAATAGGTTAAGAACCGCTTTTGAATATATCGAAACTCGTAAAGAAAAGTCTAAAAAGAAAACAGAGGAAATGAGAGAGGGTGAGATTACTGAAAGATGTTGGAAAGGTTATACACAAAAAGGAATGAAGACAATGTTTGGTAAGAGATATCCCAACTGTGTTAAGAAAACAAAATAATGAAGTCCTCACTTAACGGTGGGGTTTTTTATTAACCAATCTCACTATTCCTAATAGAAGCAATAAAGTACTTAACCTTCTCGGGTTCATATTCGTCACCTGAATTAAAAAGAATAAACTCCGAATCATTATTCATTATCCACACATTGGAATACTTCGGAAGAGCACTTGTCCAAACCCTCAAAGATGCTGGATACAACGTGGCGTCAGAGATTAAATAATCAACATCATCAAGGATGGTAAGATACATCTTTGTACCATATCCCATTCCGATTAATGATTTATCTGCTGCGGTTACTTTAACCTTATAAGAATCACCTGAGATTATATCGCTGCGGTCGGTACCAATTCTACCTACAAACAATTTAGACGAGGGGTCAAAGAAATAATAGTTACGAGATTCAGATTCATCAATAAAGTAAACAAGACCACGACCATTCTTTAACTTGGTTAATTTGGTTGCAAGATAGAATGCAAATCCTGATAAGATATTTCTTGACTTAAGGTTCTTAGGTAGAGCGGAAGTTCCTAGTTCATCAAGTTCATCATAAAACTCCAATATATTATCATCGGACAGGTCACTGACATTAGCTCCCACAACTTTGGTATAATAGTTCCTAAACGCGTTCACCCTTTTTCTCTCACTAAAACCATTAATGAATGTCCAAAAGAATTTAACGGGAGAGAGTTTAAACGTTCCTTTTTTTATACCCACTTCCTGTAGTGTTTTATATTGTGACTCTGTGATAATATACTTCATAGTTTATAAATAGATGAATAGTTAGAGTTTTTTATTGATTAAAACTCATTGGGTTTTTATATTTAAAAAAATATGAAAGATTTAATAATTGTAACCGCTTATTGCCCAACAGATGAACAAGTTGGTGCATTAGAAAAGTGTTTAGAATCAGTTAAAAAAACTGGATGTCACATTTTATTGGTGTCACATACTCATATCCCAATTCACATTCAAAAAAAATGTCAGTATTACTTTTATGATTATCTAAATGAAACGTCAGATGATTATGATTTATTAGGTTATAATAATTATGCCACAAGTGATTTCATTATTCAATCAAGGTTTTTCATGAAAAAGTTTTATGGATTCGCAATTTATAGAATGTTTTCAATGGCAAGCCAAATAGCAATAAACTTTGGATATGATAAACTACATCATATAGAGTATGATTGCGAACTATTGGACAAAACCATTATCGATGAACATAGTTCACTTTTAGAAACATATAATTCAGTATTATATACTAATGACGGAACACCTGAAGGATTTCTTTTTGGTTCATTAAAATCTTTTAAAGTTACTTCTTTACCTGAAATGTTTAAAACATATAACAGAGATTATATAGAGGGTGAAATAAAAAAAATTGAACCTAATCATTTAGAGTATTTAACAAAAAAACTGTTTATTGATTCAGGGAATGTCTTATTTAAAAGCGAAAAAGATTTATCTAAACAAAGATTCAGTAAGGGACCAAAGTTCTATGATATAGGTGTACACTATACTTTGTATTATAATTCAATTGACAATACAATAAACATTTTTTATCTCTCAAAAAAATCTTATAATGAGAATATTGTTGTGATAGTGAATGATAAAGTAGTTCGTTTTAAAGCGTTACCAAACCAATGGCGTATACAACCTTTAGGGTTATTAGATGATGTGAATTATGTTAGGATAGATAATTCCGATAAATGTCTATATGAGAAATCCTTTGATGACGAATTCAAAAGAGCATTCATAAATAAATCGTACATCACTTACTATGAAAAAAATAATTAATTTCACACCTACGGGGACACAAACCACAAGGGACAATTCGTTTGCTCCATTATTACCGAATGAAATAATAGAGGAAGTTCATCATGCAAATGAAGTGGGGATTTCAATTGTGCACTTACACGCGAAAGATGAGGAAACATTACAAAACACCTACAAGAAAGAAGTGTATCAAAAGATTATAGAAGGGATAAAAAAATATTGTCCTGAGCTATTGATTTGTGTTTCACTAACAGGAAGAAACTTCCCTGAGTTAGAGAAAAGAGCTGAGGTATTACAGTTACATCCTGATATGGGTTCACTAACCATGTCATCATTAAACTTCCCATCAGGGGCATCCATCAATCAACCTGATATGATACTTTCTTTAATTCAAGAGATGGATAAATACGGGGTCCAACCTGAAATAGAATGTTTCGATACGGGAATGTTAAACTATACAAATTACCTTATTTCAAAGAAAATATTAAAATCACCACACCACATTAATGTCATATTAGGGAACATATACAACGGACAATGTGATTTTAGCACCTTATCAACCATCAAATCTAATCTACCAACAAACTCATATACTTGTTTGGGTGGGATAGGTTCCCAACAACTCAAGAGTACCACATATGGCTTGTTAGATTTTGATGGAATCAGAATCGGATTAGAAGACAACCTATACTACAAAGATAAGGAAAAGACAACAAATATAAAATTATTAAAACGAGCTCATAGAATAATGGAAGAATTGGAGATTATTCACTATAATTCAAACGAATTAAGACAAAAAGGATATGGAAATAAAATTATTAATAATAGGTAAGGGAGATAATATCATAACAATGATATTGGATAATCTGTATTCAAATAATCTTAAACCAAAAGTCACGGTTCATAACAACTTAAATTTACCAATAGTCAACTCATTTCATCATGACGATTTTAAAGTGGAAATTTTATCTGAGGTTAACCTATTTGAGTATGATATATTCATGCTCGGAGTTTACCAACCCAAATTTAAAATTAAACTGATTAAAGAACTTGGACTTACTAAAAACAAATTCATCAATGTAATCCATGATGGGTTAGACATATCTAAGATGAGTACCATCGGTGGAGGAGTGTTAATTAACTCAAAGGTTTCAATAGCTGCACATACAAAGATAGGTGATTTTGTAACAATCAACAGACATGTTTCCATAGGTCATCACACAACCATCGGTAACTATTGTTCCATTAACCCTGGTACCAACATCGCAGGAAACGTAATAATAGGTGAAGGAACAACCATAGGTATGGGGGTAAACATAATAGATGGTATAAAGGTAGGTAAGAATACCATAATAGGTGCGGGTTCTGTAGTAACGAGGGACATTCCTGATAACGTGGTTGCATACGGTTCACCTTGTAAAATCATTAGAGACAATGAAGCATAATCCATATAAAATAGTGGAGATGTTTGAAGAGGAGATTGCCGAATATACGGGAGCTCCATATGCAGTTGCATTAGACAACTGTACTGATGCATTATTCTTGTGTTGTACTTACTTAAAAGTACAGGATGTCACAATACCAAAGAAAACTTATTTGTCGGTCCCACAAGCTGTAATGGCGTCAGGGGGTAAAGTATTATTTGACGACACGGAATGGAAAGGACTATACCAATTAATACCATATCCAATATATGATTCAGCAAGAAGATTTACTTCAGGGATGTATATTCCAAATACATTTATGTGTCTATCGTTCCATCCCAAAAAAATATTAAAAATGAGAAAAGGTGGAATGATTCTAACTGATGACAAAGATGCTTACGATTGGTTCAAGAAAGCAAGACACGAAGGTAGAGATGAAATACCATATACACAAGACAACATCACATTCATGGGGTGGAATATGTATATGACACCGCCTGATGCTGCGGAAGGACTATGGATGATGACATCTATGCCGAAACACAATGAAGATACAATAGAAGATTATCCTGACTTAAGAAGAAACGATTTATATAAGGATATACTGTGTAAAGGTGAATAAAAAAAAGGTTAGGTAATTTACAAAACAGATAATTTGTTTTATATTTTATTTAAACAAAAAAACCAAACTATGTCTTATTTAAACACGCCCACACCTATCGTTGAAGCTTTCATCAGAGGTAATTTCCTCAGAAATCAAGAAGATTCATTTGATAAAAAGTTCCCATGTTATATTTTTGGTGTGTCTTCCATACCTGCTCAGGCGCCACTATTTCACTTCATGATGGAAGATGGTGGAATTTGGTGGAGAATGCCCATACACGCTTTCTGTTGGAAAGAAGACGCTCCACAACAAGAATTAGACGAGCTTGTCTTATGGGACTCCTTTACTTATCACGTTGGAGTAACAGCGTTCCCGATTTTAAAAAACAAAACTTGCAAGTTTACTTCAAGAAGAAGAGTACAATATTCAGGACGTTACTTGTTCACTTTAGATTGGGGTAGTTCTGATGATATGAGTGATACAGACTTCGGACTTAGTGAATTCCCGTCTCAACATAAGTGCGGACACTTCATTCAGATGGATAATGGAAACTTCGCAATCCAACCAAATAATCGTTTAATAATGCACGACCCATCTTTTACGGTGAAAGAAGAAATTGTAATCAATAGAAAATACAACACCACTCTTTGGACGGCGGAAAGAAATGGTAGATGGGTTACACCTGACACCGATGTATTTAATTATGACCACACAGACTTAGAATCAGGTGAATCTAATAAAGATAGGTCTGAGGAATACGACAAGTTAGACGAAAAATACAAGAATGAAAATAATATTTGACCATTTACACGGACACGTTAAGGATGATAGAGTTTTTTGCGAGGCGTTTGTAATCCCTGAAGGAGAAACAGAAGAAGAACTTTTGGGATTAGGGTTCCTACCAAATATTCAACCACCTATTTATTGGTATCAGGCTAAAAGTTGTAGAATCAACAATGAAAAAGTTGTTTTATCCTATAAGAGAAAAAAACTATTATCTCAACTTGAGATAGAAATCATTCCTTACGTGGATAACAAAGAAGATGTTGATTTGTTCTTTCAGGATTATTTTAAATGGAAAAAATTTGATATTATGGAATATTATAATAATAATTCAAATCATAGTGATTTAAAAATCATGAAAGTCAAATTGGATAATGTTGTCGTGGCATACACGAGGTTTAAAGAATTTGAAAATGTGTTGTTGGGATTAGAAACCGCATTTATTCATACTGAATTAAAATTTTCTTTTGGGAAGGATTCTATACTACTACTAAGTAATTACGGAAAGACACAAGATAAGAATTATTTATACATTTACGAATCATATCAGGATTACTTTCCTTACAAATTAGAAATTACTGGTGCTGAATTTTGGGAAGGGGAAAAATGGATTGACCCGACTATTTATAATCATGATTGAAGGTAATTTTAAAATACTGAGACACACTATTGAAGAACTAAAAAAGTTCAAACGCGTGTTACTTTTAACATGTTCAAATAGAGGTGTAGAGGTAATGAAAACCCAAACACCAAAATCTTCAATACTTGCTCAAATCATCAACAACAAAGTTGAAAACTCAGTATTAATTGATGTCACTCAACTAAAGATTTATCCATGTGAAGGTAATGTCTCAAGAATGGAAGGTAATGTTTGTGGTATCATGGAGGCTCAGTTAAAAGATGAAGAAAAGAATCCAACAGGATATCATAGATGTTGGGCGTCAATACACAATCCTGATGATGAACTTTGGAAGATAAGTAAAGAACTATTTGAGTCTGATTGTGTTATATTCTTCTCTTCTGTTAGATGGGGTGCGGCAAATATGTTTTATCAAAAACTAATAGAGAGATTAAATTGGATTAACAACAGATACATACCATATGGTGAATCAAACATAATCAAAAATACAAAATCAGGTTTTATCTGTGTTGGGCAACATAGTTACGCTGAACAAATTTGTGAACTTCAATATAACAATCATAAATATTACGGATTTGATGCCGATAAAGATTTGTATTGGTTTTGGAAAGCGGAAGACATCGATTACGATTATGAAACTTTACAAGGATACTTGGAAAGTTACCCTGAGTTCTTCGAAGAATTTCACATTAAGATAAAACCATAGTAGTAAAGAAAAAAGGGGGTTGGGGGATTGAATGCCAGCCACACAACGCTAAATAATTAATCCTGTATCAATACCATAAGTCTTTTTAACATATCGGGACATACTATCATTAAACGAACCTATGGATAAATTAAACATATCGCAACCGCCACTAAAATATCCATTAGAGCAATACCACATCACATCATTAATAGGTTGACCCAAAATCATATGTTTTTCGTATAAATGGTTCACTTTAAAAAATCCCTCCCATTTATCTTTAAAAATGATGCCGTCAAAGAAATGAGCGGAATCAAATTTGTGAGCCCAATAATGTTCTAACATCTTATCAATCGTTTCGTTCGACATTGCCTTCATATCTAACAGGTGGAACAAAAGACATATCATATTCCGATAATTCAATTCTCAAACCATCCAAATCCTCACGGGAATAGATGGGAGAAAACTTAGGTCTTTGATTAAACGGAACATCATCACGTTTATCCCACTCGTTCAATTCCTTCTCAGTATCAACAACCATACGTTTAAGGTATTCGTGGTGTTTCCACTTATCATAGTCATCAACGGATTTAACGTACATAACATCGCCGTAGTTCTCTATATGAGAAAGGTCGGGGTTAGTAGAATAAACATCAACAATACCATCATCACCGAAATAACGATAACATAGTTCCTGAAGAGTGTGAGTATTATAAACATGTTCCTTCCAAATACGACCATACGAACGGACATTACATAGATAGACATAGCCGTCAGAGTAATTCTTAATACGGTTAACTATATCGTTTTTAAGTTCAACAAGTTCTTCGATGGTGTAGTTTGTAATATCAAGTTTCATATGTGTATATTAATAATATAACAAAGGTAAGAAATTAAAATGATATATTATGTACAAAAACCATAAAAAGGGGTTGGGGGATTAATGCCAGCCGAACAACGACAGAGTTATTCGTATATGTATATTAGACTACGAGCGTTAGTATGAAACGTCTTATTCATAATGGATAATAAAGGACCTCTCCAAATATTAATACTACCAAATAAGTTAGTAATTCTCTCGTACATATCTTCCGACATAAGTATGGTCTCAAACTCACTATCACTTATATCAGGTCTATTCTCACAAACCTCAGGTAACTCATCTGAAATTTCCGAAGGGTAATCACCATCATCATCGTAGTAGTTACCATTAACTAATTTAAATAGATAATCATCGTATTCGCTCTGAGGTAGAACAAACACAACGGCATAAGGGTCACAACAAACACCCATACCACAATTAAATTCTGCCCAATCATGGTAACAGTCATCAAATCCTTCATAAGACATATTAAGATATTTGTGAAGGATTTTAGTAAGTTTAGATTCTGATATTATTACTTCCATATGGATAAATATGAATAAGATGTATTTATGAATATGAACTACGATTATCAACATGGGTATTGTCACTATTTCGCGAATATCATTATAGATGAAATAAGAAAATTAGTACCAAAGAACTTCCCTATTAATTATTACTTAATCCTTGCAGAGAGACTCGATGACGAGGGGGAAGTAATAGATGATGTTTTAGTTCATGTCTATATAAAGATAGGGGATTATTATTTAGACTCAGAAGGTTTCCACACTATAGATGATGTAAATAAAAGAGAACAAGAGTGGGTAGACATAGAAGAAACACTAACACCTGAGGATTATTCTTTTGATTCATACCAAGAAGAAAGTGAGAATATACCTGAGCACTTCTTTAATAGATTCTGTAAGAGAGATACAGTAAAGAAAGATATTAAAGATTTCATATCACAACCACAGTTTAAAGACTTTATTACAAAACTACATAACAGACATGAGTAATGTATAATTAACTCACTCACTCCATGGTCGGACTAAGAACACTCCCGTGTTCCCGACCATTTCATTCGTTCATTACATATAAATAGTAATAATCTTTATTACGGTAAATTAAAAAAAGTTTGGAGATATAAGAAATAGTAGTATCTTTGTAGTTCACCATTAAAAAATAAACTATGTTAAATTCCATCGTAAGAGGTTTCGGACTCACAATTGGCCGCAGAGCGGCAGACAACATGATTGATAACTTATCTCAATCTTCAGGAGAATACAAGAGTTCTCCTTCTTTATCAGGAAAACAAATTTTCAAAACAATCCTGTGGTCATTTATGTCAATGATTTTGGCGATTTTTATTACCTCATTTCTTTTTGCTATGGAAGCGGTAGACGAAAAAAACGTTTATATTCCATTTCTTATCCTGACCTTGTTGTTTACTTTTGTTATCGGAAAGGGTTATTATGACGATAACAAGAGAGTTATAGACAGAGTAAACACATATAATAAGACAATAAAGGAAAAAGAACGTTTAACTAAACAAACCGAAGAACTTTATGTTAGTGAAAAAATTACTAAACGAGAGTATGAAGTTCTTATGATGAAAATTAATAAGTTATAGGGAATCTGTTATTAATTCACTCACTCCATGGTCGGATTAGGAACACTCCCGTGTTCCCGACCATTTTATTCGTTCATTAATTCCACATTCCTGTCTTACCAAAATACATTATGATATTAGTTGGGGGCATAAAATATATTCATTATCTTTGCTCTTAACAAACTTCACAAACGAAGATAATACAATAAATTTCATTAAGATAAATAATTATGTCAGCAG